TGTCGACCCTAGCGAGAAGTTATTACTCAGAGATTGGATGTTAACTGGAACCCCCAGATTTGTGAAAGCATTCAAACTATCTTGAGCTGAAGTTGTACCACCACCAAAAGTCATTTTCAAAAATCCTTCTGGAGTAAATTCCGTAATAAAACGACTGTTTGTTTGAACGTATCTTCCTACTTTAATTCCTGGCTGGTCTGACACTTTTGTGGGGTCTTCAATGAAAACTCTATCTTCGGCTAAAGCATCAACCTCTAACCATCTATTTTCTAGACCAATAAATTCTGATGCTGTTGGCACGTTAGTATAGTTAGTTCCCGATTTTAGGAGCACACTTGTTATCCCCAAAACGTTTTTCTCAGGAAGAAACAATTCGTAGAAAGGTCTAACGTCGGCTGGGTTGATAACTCTTTTAAAAACTTTTGTAATACCATTAACAACCAATTCTCTTTTGGTTATTGTATAGTTAATTAAGTTTCCATTAGCATCGAAGTTAGGAATTTTCGTTCTGTTTGGAAATCCCGAACTGTTATATGGTGAAGCAAAATCAACATCGTTTTGGTTTTCAAATGCAATACCAGCACCAAAAACCTGTGAACCACGAGTGAGAATACCTAAGTATCTTTCATCTTCCTTATCCCCAAAAGCAGGAACAGTAATTGAATAATCAACTAAAGCAACTGAAGGTCTTTGTCCGGGAACTTTAAGACCGTATGTTCTGGCTATATTGTATATTGAGGACCTTTGCTGGGCATATTGTAGGACTGTTTCCTGGATACTTCTGTCGATATTGTAATGTAGGTTGTCGGCAATTGCAGCGTTCAAATCAAGAAAAACAGAAAATACTGAAGCATCGTTGAAATCCTGAATCAATTCAGGATAGTATGTTCTTACATAGTTTTGTAATTCAACCCTGATGCTTTCGTAATCCCTAGCAGTGTAGGATATTCTGTTTGTAGCCATATATTGTTAAATATTCAAGATAACAAAATCACTTTGTGCGAAAGTGTTATTATCTACAGCATAATCAATTTTAACTTTTGCTGTATACTCCGAGGTACCTTTTCCAGGAACACGGAAAACATTATCCTTCGCTTGTCCTGGAATACTTTCACCTCTTGCAAGTGGAACTTCTTCAGAAGGGTCTGCAGGTTCAATTGTAATATTGTTTATAAGTAAGTTTGGCATAAATTGTTGAACAGAATCTCTTATGTCTGCTTCAATAGCATCAAAGGTTAAACCGTCAAAAGGTTCAAATAGAAATTCATATAACCTAGTGCCAAATGTTGGGAGATAGTATCGAGAACCTTTTCTTGTTAGTAACAAGTGAATTAGGTCACTTCTAATTTGCGCAAATTGCGTTTCTGTCAATAATAGATAATCTCCTTTATTGGAGTTTTCAAAGGGAAACGCTAAACCATATGTAACACCATCTGCCATATCACATAAATATACCTTGAAAATTTTTATAAGAAATGAAAAAACCCAACAAGTTCTTTGTCGGGTTTTTCATTCATTAAGGTGTTAAACCTTTATTTATGCCTCACATGATGCGCAATGCAAGTCATTTACATTCAATTTCTTTCTAGCAAATGCTTGAGCTGAGTTCATTGAATGTTGGTAATAAAGAGTTTTAACTCCCAACTGCCATGCATCTACCAAAAGCTTATTGACGTCTTTTGTAGGCATATCCGGAGAAACCATAAGGTTCAAGGATTGAGCCTGGTCAATAAAATCTTGTCGGATAGCCGCTTGATTGATAATTGCCGACTGGTTCACTTCTGCAAAAGTTCTGAAAACCTCTTTTTGTTCATCAGTCAAAAATTCCAAGTGCTGAACTGAACCATCATTCTTTTTGATACTATCCCAAGTTGTCTTGGTGTCTTTTCCCATACTAGCGAGAAGGTTTTTCAACACAGGATTTTTGATGGTCACTTTTAGTTTAGCAACGTCCTTCACATAACAATTTGACCAAATAGGTTCGATTGATTGTGAAACTTGTCCAAGAATGAACGCTGATGAAGTTGTTGGTGCGATTGCATTCAAAGTGACATTTCTACGACCATAGCCAACCAAAGTTTCAGGTTCACCAAACATCTGTGCAAGTTCAGCAGATGCCTTATACGATTTTTCTTTGATGAGTTTGAATACTTCGACATTCAATCTAGCTGTATCACGACAATCAAATGGTAATCCTTTGGATTGCAACAATGAATGCCATCCCAAAACTCCCAAACCAAGAGCACGTTGTCTCTTTGCAAAGTTGTATGCTTTTTCTAGATAAAAGAATGCACGTTGTCCTTCAATTGTACCACTATTTCTAATAGCATCAATTTTTTCGATAAATTCAGTAACAACAGCATCCAAGAAATAAATCATCATTTCAACCGCATCAGTATCTTTCCACTCGTCGTAGTGCAAAACATTCATTGATGATAGAACACAAACAAAAGATTCTTCTTCTGAGTTGTGAAGTGCAATCTCCGAACAAAGATTTGAGTTATAAATCTTCATCCCTTTTTCTTGATAGACCTCTGGTGCCTTGTTGTTCATTGTATCAGAGAACATAATGTATGGATAACCAATTTCACCTCTACGTTGAATTACTTTAGCCCAAATAGCTCGTTTCTTTTTGTCTCCAGCAATCATTTCTTCCATGAATTGGTCAGATACCGTTACAGCATGCGTTAAATCTTGGATAGGAAAACCTTCGGTACCAATTTCCAAAAACTCCATGATGTCTGGGTGTTCAACTGGAAGGTAAGGGGAGAATCGTCCACGACGAGTTGAACCTTGTGAAATGTTATCAACAACACTTTGAAACAAATTCATGAAGTGTACAGAGCCAGGTGCGTGACCATTATCAGTAATTTCAGCACCTCTACCACGAATGTTTCCAAAATAACCGGATGTTCCACCCCCCATTTTACTCATCTCACCGACTTCAGCTTGAGTGTAAAGAATTGACTCAATGTTGTCGCCAATATTTGAACCGAAACAACTTACAGGTAATCCACGCTTTTTTCCAAAGTTTGCCCACACAGGAGAAGACAGTGAATACCATCCTTTACCCATGTAGTCGTAGAATTTATCAGCAAATCCATCAATCCCCAAAATCTTTTCAGCGTGTTCAGCGATTGTTCTTATTCGTTCTAAGGGTTGCTCACCCTCACTCAAATATCCTCGTCGGAGGAATGTAATTGACTCATCATTAATCCAGTCAAAAGGTTCTCTATTTTCCATATTGTTATTGTCGTTGTTTTTAAATTAAAATAAATCGTTAAGCGTAATAGATTTTGATTTTTTACTGTAATTAATACTACGCTTGTTAAAAAAGTCAGTGTGTTTTGTTGTGAGGATTTCATCATCAAACCATTCGGTAGTTTCCAAGAGTTTCTCGTTGACTTCAAAAACATTCTCAATGTCAATCGAATTCAAAGAAACATTAAAACGGTGTTTGATGAATTCAATTGTTTGTGCTTTTGAAAGGAAATCCAAATCACCCTTTTCAAAAATCCATTCAACGATTTCTGATTCAGCTTCAAAAGCTTCTTTGGTTGCTTGAATCAAATCTTCAACTAATTCTGGTGTCCACCAGTTTGGGTTTTCTTTTTTGATTAGATTGACCAGGTCAAAACCAAACTCAGCGTGAATATTCTCTTCCTTTGAAGTTGCCTCAACTGCGTTACTAATACCTTTCAACACATTCTTATGTTTGTTAAAAGACATAATTACCAGGAATTGCGAGAAGAGTGAAACGTTTTCAACAAACATTGAAAACAATACAACAGATTCAAAGTAATCTTGGTTTTCCACAGCCTTTGAGCCGGAGATAGATTTTTCCAAGTATTTGATTCGTCTACGGATTGCAGGAACTTCAAGTAAGTTTTCAAATTCTCCATTCAATCCCAACAACTGTAGTAAGTGTGAGTATGCATCAGCATGTCGCACTTCAGATTCTGCAAAGGTTGCACCAACACTTCCGATTTCTGGTTTGGGTAATCTCTTGTAGATATCACCCCAGAAAGTTTTTACCGCAATCTCGATTTGTGAGATTGCAAGCATTGCACGTTGCACTGCCATCTTCTCTTTTTCATTCAGATGCACCATGAAATCCTGGATGTCAGAAGTAAAGTTAAACTCAGTATGAACCCAATATGAATGACGAATAGC